AAGAACAACACCGTGGTCAGTTATATAATTATCCAACACCTTTGGCTATCTCATCTATCTTAGCTAATGTAGCTTTGTTTCTACGAGTAAGTGGTTGTTTACCTGAAAATCTTTTTGATTCTTTTTTAGCTGTATCAAAATCATTATTAACTAAAGCATTTGTAAATTTTGGAAAATTAAGTAGTCCACCAATATTATAAGCATAATCAGCCAACAATTCTTTTTTATCTTGAGACACATTAGCTGGATCATATCCCATATTTTGTAAATCATTATCAGCTCGTTTAAAAGCATCACTCATACTAATTGTAAATAATTTTTCTTGTTGCTCTGGTGTAATTTCAATATCAGAGTTTTCTTTTACAAAATCAGTAGCTTCTTTTCCTGATAAACCTGAAGCTAACGATAATCTTTCATTTTTATCTTGAGGAACATCAATACTAGCCATATCTTCAAGAATAGTATCTTGTGATTTTTCTTTCATATCGTAACCAGCACCAATCGTCACTCCACTTGTTTTTGTAGGATGATGAAGTTTTGTGCTATCTGGTCCGATTTCTTGTTCGTATGTAAATCTACCCATAGTCATCTTTGGTTGCTCCTTTTCTTGTTGTTCTTGTACCTTTTCAGCAGGTTGAGGATCTGTCGGTACACTTTGTGCCTGTCTAGCCATCTCTAAAAAGTTTTGTGGTTGTTGTGTCATTGTTGTTTGCATAGGCATCGTTGGTTGTTGTTGAGTGGCTGCCATGTCGGCTGCTTGTTTAAAAGCTTGGACATCACCACCAGCTTGTAACTCTTGTGTACCATTTAACTTATTTTTGTCAATCATTTTTAACAAATCCATAACAACTTTAGCTGTAAGATTATTTGAATCGTTATCTTTTTTTTCTTGAATCTTAGCTGCTTCAACCATAGCATCAATATCAACTTCTTTTTCTTTAAGTTTTATTTCTCTATCTTTGAATTGTGCATCAACCATCTCTCTTTGTTTCTTTAATTCAAGTTCAGATTTTTGTAACTCAATATTTTGTTGTTCAATACTAGCTAATCCCCCTTGGGATGCAAGTTGATTAGCTTGTAATATTTGTTGAGCTGATTGTGACATAATCATTCCTAAACTTGCCCCTTGATCTACCTGACCTTCTTGAGCTTTCATTAATCCACCCATTTGTTCTTGGAATCTTAGAACCATATGTTCACGAATATTATTCATCAATAACGGTTGTACATTTTTCATAACAGGGTTAGCTCCATTCATAGGGTCTTGCATGTAAGCTGTCTTTACAGCTATGTGTGCATCATGATCTTGTCCCGGAAAAGCTTTTATTGGTCTTCCTTTTGCAGCTGAAAGAATATCAGCTATTGGATCTTGAGGCACAGCTTGTACTTGTGCTGTAATAAATCTATCAGGGTTATCAACATTTGCCGCAGCTAATACAGCTTTATTTATCTCCGGCATGTTAAATGTTCCTGGAGGTGACTGTGAAGCTAACTGTAACATTAGTTGTGCTTGTGCTAATCTATGAGAATTAGATGGAATGTTTGGATCACTAACAGGAACTACATCAACACGTCCATCAAAGTCTTGCTTGAATATCTCGGCAGACTGTCCTATAATGTCATAAGGATAAGTTGTGGGTAAAAACTCATTATTTATTCTTGCTAATATTTTAAACTCGTCTCTTTGAGACTTGTGGAGTCGTTTGTGAATTGCTGAAAAAAACTTACCCGATGCTTCTAATAATGCTAATGTCGTGCCAACCGGTCCATAATTCGTTGCATCAGACACTACTTGATCTGTCGTGTCAGCAAACTTCTGACCGGCAGTGGCTACAAAGCCTAACATCTGATAAAGAGTCTGAGATGGTTCTTTATAGGGAAGAGGAACTATGGATTTGCCCAAATCTAAACCCGTCGACTCCACGTCCCGAAACTCCCCCGGCATTATCGGAGAGTTATCGCCTACAACTCTGACACCTCTAGCTTTAAATCCACCTGGTAAATTAGAAAACTGACCAGCATCAATCAATGCTCTCATAGCTGCTGTTGCTGACATTGTTAGATTACCAAGGAAATGTATTAAACCTAAACCATAAAAACCAAAACCAGGTACAAACTTGTAGCTAACAAAGTGTTCTCTTTTTACAAAACGTGGATCTCCATCATTCCAGTTACGACGAATACTTAAAACTTTCTTTGAACTTTTATCAACTGTAACAATGTATGGATAAGCTACACCTGTTGGACTGTTGAATGGTTCGGGTAAATCTAAATACAAATGTTGTTCAAGAAGAACATAACTTGGATCATAAGGATTCTCATCATAAGCTGATAGTCCCATAATTTGTTCAGCCTTCGATGTAATCGATCCTCTGTCTGTTTGTTCAGGATCACCGAGTTCAACCTCTGAATACATACCTGCGTCCATATCTTTTCTTAAATCATTTTCACTACGATAAATAACGTGAGTGTATCTATCAGCACGACGTAGATCAGATACTAAATTAGATACATGAAACTGATCGATAGGAATAAACTCTGATATCGGTCTGCCTAATGTTTCATCATAATAAACTTTTTTAACTGCCGTACCGATTAACGGTAGATGAAATAACATTTTTTCGAACTCATCGAAATACTCTGGCATTTCTTCAGTGAGCTGATAGTTCATAAAATCTTTTACACGTTGTGCTTGTTTTTCTTTGTCCGGTGTAACAGCTCCTACGACTTGTGTTTTTACTGGACCTTTGCTTGGAAATAATTCTTGTGATGCTTTTGATTGAAACTTAACAGCATTCTCAATAATTAACGGATGCGTTGCCGTACATGCACCATCAAACGGTTCTGTAGTTTCCTCTAATTTAAGTCCGAGTAAATCAAAGCCACGTTCAAAGGTTTGTTCCCATTCTTCTCGTGAGTCTTTATCTGATTGATAGTTGTCAAAAATTGTATTGGATATTTCTTCAAGCTGATCTTCTTCCATCAAGTCAGCAAGGTTTGTATAAAAGTCTTCACTGATAGAGGCTAATACTTTACCACTATCTTCGTTTAGATCCATTTCAACTTCACCCGTTAGTGGGTCTACACTGACAGCTAAGTCCTCATCTTGTTCTTCTTTTATATCTACGTTAATACCAAGTTCAGCCCCACCGGTTTGAACCTTTTCTTTAGCTTTATCTAAAGGTGTTGAAATGTCGTTTGGATTTTTTTCGATTGCCATAATTAATTAGATACCTTCCAATAGGTTGCCTTATTTTTTTTATAAGTATTGTCATTATCACTATAATACGGATCATGGGGATGTTGCAAGTGCCATGAGTCTTTCATATAGTGTATGGCCATGACCATTGAATCAACTTGGTCATCATGTGCTCCGTTTGGAAAAGTGATGGCTTCGTCAAACAATGTTTGTGCCCACGGCCGTTTTGGTAACCATACCCGTCCTGATTCAATCAAAGGTGAAGCAGCATAAGCTCTAGCTACCTTGTCCCGATCTGGTGTATATTCCATGATCGGTAATCCAGCTCGTCGTAAATCTTGTATTAGTGATTGACCACTAGCTTTCTTCTCAATAATGATAACATCTGGTTCATGTTCATCAAATGCATCTTGAGCATTCTGTCGTAACTCTGGATATTCAAATCGTCCTCGTGTGTTGCCTAATAAAATTAAATGACCGACATCATGTTCAGCTCCGGAACTGTCAGCTTCTACCTGTGTAAAGATACCCCAGGTTTGTATAACACTATAGTCAGCTGTTGTTCGTGTTGAAAAAGCTGTATCCATAGTTTGTATTACGAAATCACAGTGAGGTGGATCTTCGTACTCCCACATTTGAAACCATGACTTTTTAAGAATACCACCTTCATCAGGCACAGGGTTCTGCATATAGAGTGATTCCCAATATCGTGAACCGTTGTGTCTACGAATCTCCATCTCATCTTTTTGAAGAATCTCTTTTGGTTTCCATTCGGGAAAGTATGATTCACCGACGGGTAGTTTTAATAGCTTACTGCTTTTTTCATCAACCCATGCTGGTATGTTTACCACATCCCAATAATCAGATATGGCTGATCTACTATCATTAGCCTCTGATGATAATAACCATCCACATAAATCATCTTCGTGGTACCGTGTATTAATAATAACGATAGAACCGTTAGGCATTAGTCGGGTTCGTAAACCGGCAGGATACCACTCTTTAATATATCGACGACCAGCTTCACTAAAAGCATCTTCCTCTGACATCACATCATCAAGGAGAGCTACGTGTGCACCACGACCAGCTATCTGTGTACGAACACCGGCGGCTACATAGACACCGTTACGGTTGGTCTGCCATTTACCCGCAGCACGGACATCCGAACGTAATTTAATATCGAATACATCTTGATACGTTGGATCACTAACCAGATCCCTTACACCACGACCAAAGTCAGAAGCAAGTTGATCACTGTGAGATACCGATAAGATTTCATGATTGGGGTGGCGACCAAGATACCAAGCTGGAAATAATTTAGAACACACAAGAGACTTTGATGAACGAGGTGGTAAGAACACCATGAGACGTTTGATGTCACCGTTTTCAACCTTTTGTAGTTTCTCACTGATAACTTCAATGTGTCGACCCATTTTGAAATCAGCCACTAGCTTTGGTGCAAAGCCTTTTACAAAGCTGAGAAAGTCTTGACGTATATTCTCGTAAGCATAATGCCTGAGTTGGTCAAGTTGTTCGTCACTTATTTCCTGATGTTCCATCTTTATCGGCTACTTTTTTACCACTAACTCCACCATCAATCAACTTAAATCCAGCAAGGTCAGCTAATTTTTTTATGTCAGCCTTTTTATCTCCTGATTCAAACCCGGTTGTTTTTACCGTTTGTTCTACTTTTGATAGGTCAACAAACATACCAAGATGCTTAGCTATGTTCTCCATAGCTCTGTTTGCATTTGTAAAGTCTCCATCATTTATAGAATTAGAATAAACTTCTCCTATTTTCTCAAGAACTTTTTCTTTTGTCCACGATATCTTACGAATGGCTTCCTTTTGATACTCATCAATCCTTGCCTCAATCTTTTCGTTCTTAAAAAGCTGACGAGCACGGATTCGTGTATTGGGATCATCTTTGGCTTCTTTGAATCCAGCTTTTTTATACGAAGCTAGTTCATCACCAGTGGCTGCATACTCCATACAAAACTTTTCTTGCATAGGTGTTAACCCTCGTGGTAGTCGTGTTCTCTTTTCATCTACATCTTTTGATGGTCTTTCTAACATTATGTCTATCCTCCTATCAAATTCATCAGGGTTTGTTCTACGAAGTCTTAATAGTCGTCTTCGTTCTAGTTCAGCTCTTAACTCTCCCATTTTACCAGCTGATTTATTTTTGTAATCTGCACTTTCGATGCGAATCATTTCAATAATCTGGTCTTCTGATAGTTTACCATACAAAATATGAGGAGTTAAAATATCTTTTATCTTTTTTTTACGTTCTTTTAAAATATCCATACCTATCCTGTGTTGTTAACGTAGAGGGAGCTTATGACTCCCCCTAATTACACTGGGATCACTTGAGCCATAGGAGACAATTAACATTTACGAGGCTTTCCTTAACATTTTTAGGTATGTAAGGTAGATTCAACCAGTATATTTAATATACTTTGTTTATTGACAGTTAACAAGTCATTGTTTATTATCACAAAATACTAAAAATCAAGGAACAATATGCAATCTGAAGAGTTTTTATACCAACCAATGGTTCTTTTGGACAACAGGGCTATGGAATATCACTTTTGTATGCAAAATATACAACATCCAAAAGGACACTATACAGAATTTGGGGTGTATGAAGGTAAATCTATAAATTATTTAGCAAGTTTAAACAAAAAAGTTACGTTTCATGGGTTTGATAGCTTTGAAGGACTACCAGAGCAGTGGTTTATGGGGCACAAAGTTATAGAAAAGGGACATTTTGCTTTAACAGAGCTACCAAAGGTGGTACCAAACGTGGTTTTACATGAAGGTTGGTTTGAAGATACCATACCTGTATGGAAAAAAGACCACAAACGACACATATCGTTTATGAATATTGATTGTGATCTATACGTATCAACAAAAACTATATTAGAATTACTTAATGATCAGATTGTAGCCGGTACATTAATGCGTTTCGATGATTTATTACCATCGCCTTTGTCCCCTTATCCTAAATGGGAGGAGGGAGAATGGAAAGCTTTGAGTGAATGGTGTGTAAATTTTAAAAGAGAGGTTGTACCGATGGCTAGATCTTGGAAACAAGGTTGTATTATGAAAGTTGTAACATGATAAACACAAGTATTGGACGAACTTGTATCTATACATGTGGTCATGTGTTTATAGCTATGAATGTTGTATACTGGCTAACTGGTGCTTCGTTGTTTGAAGCTGGGTTAGTTGCTTTAGTAGAACCATGTATTAATGGATGTTGGTATTATATACTTGATAGATATTGGACAACACGGATGAGAGCATTAGATGGTTGAACGAATAATGGATCCGAACAATATTCGGCCGGATCATTTAGAACGATATAACTTTGCTTGTAAGAAACTTGAAGAACTGACCGAACCAGACCACGTTCTTGATATTGGTTGTGGTATTGGTTATGGTTCTGTGATTATGCAAAACATGATGTCAAGCTGGGTAGACTGTATTGATAAATCTAAAGAAGCCCATGAAGTATTTTTAAAATCGTATAATAACAAAGCCCCTAGAGTTAATTATATTCTACAAGATTTTACAAAGTTGAAGAAAGGATTATTACGAGATAGATATGATGCTGTTGTATCTTTTGAGTTTATCGAACACATACCACCAGACTTAGCTCAAGGTGTCTTTGATTTAGCCGGAGAGAAAACAAATTTATTTATCTGCTCATCACCAAACGAACGAGTAAGGCCTCATCAGCTGCCTCCTGTTAATGAATTCCACTATAAACACTACACATCAGAAGAGTTTGAAGCTATGGGTAGACAAGCTGGTTTTAATGATGTTGATTTCTACTGTCAGACCAGTGGTAAGCACTACGAGGTACGACCCGGATTAGAGGGTGGTAAATTCATGATTGCTGTGTTTTCTAAACAGGAGTATGGGTACCCTAGAAATAAAATAAAGGGGGGTGTTTTGGGAAGCCATGAAGTCGTGATGTCATAATTTTGACATTTATTTTTGTAAAGTTGTGTCAAATAATTGACATATAGTAATTATGATTTGTCTGCTAATTTTGTGGGGGGTGCATATATATATACAGCAAGGCACGGCACATTTTTTTCCTCCCCCATGAGATATAGGCATTATAATTCTACATTTTTTTTGTGTACATTATATTATACTACATTTTTTAATTGTAGTTAATCCTGGTTGTACATCTTTTTTGTGTACAATTAAATTTATACATTATAATTATATATAATTTATATCCCATCATTTAAAATATATATATTCATTCATTTAAAATCAGTTATTTACATTAAAATAATATTTATTTTTGTATTGGGGTTGACATCATTTAAATAATTTAGTCTATTTAGGTAAGGATTTATTTATTATCGTTTTAAACATTATATAAGTAAATCAAATATTAATAAAAGAAAGTGAGATTATGAAACAAAATATATTAAATGATTTATTTGATAAACAATTAAGTTATTTATCAGATAAAACTTTTACTATTAACATTAATGGTAAAGAAATAATAAATTTGAATAGTAGTTATAATTTGTTAAATGAAAATCAAGTTATAGAAAAATATAAAAGAGATTTAGAATATGAAACAAAAAGGAAAAAGGGTGAGTTAAAATGGCAAAAAAACTGTTATAAAAAAAGCAAATCTGAAGAAGTTTAATACAGAAACAAGGGATTAATTTCCCTTGTCATTTGCAAAAGCAAATATATTAATAATAAAAGAAAGTGAGAAACAATGAAAAAATTAGTGTATGAATATGAATTTGTAGATGCTTTAGTGTCTGACGAATATGCAAGTTTCAGTCGTGAAGGTGCTATTGCTTTATATAATTATATAGAGGAAACCTACGACGAGAATTATGAGTTTGATTCTGTGGCGATTCGTTGCACATATTCAGAATATAATAGTTTGAAAGAGTGTTTAAACAATTACGACAATATAAACACACTTGAAGAACTTGTAGAACATACAGCCGTTATTCCTATTCCAAATAGTAATAAATTAATAATAGAAGACTTTTAAAAAGAAAGTGAGATAAACAATGAAATATAAATATATAACTAAAGATGAATTTTATTTGTATAATAGATTAACTAATAATCAAATATATACTTATAATAAACTGGTTGATTTTATAAATAAAGAAAATGATATTAACAAAAAAATAATTTTTCATAACTTTATGAAGTCAATTATAAATAACAAAAAAAGAAAGTGAGTTAAACAATGAGTGAATTAACTAAAAAATATATAATTGATTTACAAATTATTGACGACGGAACTATGGATAGTGTAGTTTATAATTCAGTAAATAAAAAAACTTATAGATATGATTCTGATTTCAGATTTTCTTTTAAAGATGACGAAGAATTTTTAAAAGTAATTGAAGAAGAAATATTAGAAGACGAAATTAGAACAATTAATTTTTAAAAAGAAAGTGAGAATAAACAATGAAAAATTATAGACTATTAGATGCGAGTTTTTTATGCTTTATATTATCAATAATATCATTAGCACTAGTAATGATTAGTGATATATTTTTAATATTTACATTCATATATTTTATGATTGCTGTTATCTGTATTGCGTACAGTTTTATAAAAGATTACTAAGAGTGTTTAAACAATGGCAAATTATAAAGCATGGAATAGAGGGAAAAGATTAACATTAAAACAAAAACAAAAGCTATCGTTTAGAAAAAAAGATAGTGAAGTGTTTATTGTTAATTCAAATCACCCTAGACACAGAGTAAAAGAAAGGATCATAAACCAAAATTTATTAATTTATGAGTGTTCTATCTGTGGAATTAAAGAATGGTTAGGTAAAAAACTATCGTTAATATTAGACCATATCAACGGAACTAATAACGACAATAGACTAGAAAATTTACGATTTGTTTGTCATAATTGCGATAGTTTACTGCCTACATATAAAAGTAAAAATATAAAATATAAACAACAAACAAAAGGGAAATAAATATTATGGTTAATCCAATTATAAAAGCATTAGCAATTTTATTTTGTTCAATACTATTTATACAATGGTTATTATTAGGACTAATATTGTAAGAATAATAATTAATTAATTGAATAAATAATTTTTTATTTGACATATAAAAATTTATAATTTATTAATTAAGATAGACAATTAACATTAACAAAAGAAAGTGAGAATACATGTTAACAAAAACTAAACTAGAAAACTATACATACAGTTTAAACATTCCTCTTGATATCGAGAAATACAAAAGAGCATTGTTTAATCTTATCAATAAAGATAACACAAAAAAACTTGAGGTTTGTTTTACCAAAGCTGACGGATCAACTAGATATCTTATTGGAGATATTAAGAATAGAATTAAATATCTTAATAAAGATAACGGAACTTTTGTATATAGCAAAAGAGATTCGATGTTAGGATTAAGAAAAAATCTAAAACAAAATAATATTCTACAAGTATTTGATCAAGAAAAGAATGCTTACAGATGTATCAAGATTGAAAAGATTAAGTATATCAGAAAGCATAAGACTAGGTATCAAATAAAAGAATATACAGATTTTGGAGAAACATTTTACATCATAACAAAACTGTAATAATATTAATTAAATAATAAAGTGAGTGAGAAATATGAAACATTACACAGTAGAATATAAAACTACTAATAAAATAAAAGAGAGAGAGTTTAACGATTTATCCAAAGCTCATGAGTTTGCAGAAGTGCAAGGCATGGAGGGATATGATGTTAGAATATATGATAACACACGAGAAAGCAGAAAAGTAATTGCTGAAGATTGGGGAGTGAGATGAGTAAAAAGACATATCATTTTCAAGTCGATTGTTGTTATGACTATAAAATAAAAGCTGACAACGAAGAACAAGCAAGGCAAATCTTGGTGGATCAAGGTGGTTTTGAAATACAAGGCACATTGAGATATGTAGATAATGCCTATGCTGATGCAACCTTAACTGAAGTGGAGGAATAATGGGTAATCAACATTTAAAATTGCAAGAGAAAACATGGGCTGAGTTAGATTATAAAATCGAAGAACAGTACCAAGAAGTGATGAGTAATTGTTTATATGAGGGTAAACCAATTACTAAGTTTAACTTTGAAGAAGTGGCAGAAGATAATGATTTCATAGACCACCAATTCACATACATTTTTGATAAACTAAATGCTTACTTTAATAGGCAAGGACGACTTACTCATGACGAGCAAGATGAACTAAGAAAATATGTAATGGATAAACTTTATAATTTTTTAGATGAAGATGTCCAAGAGCATAGACAAAACGAAAAACCAAGTGAAGAAAGTGAGGACAACAATGACGAAGTCTATTGGTGCTAAAAATAAAACTAAACAATTTATGGAAGACCTAGATAATCATAAATCATTTACATTAAGACAGATAAAGTATGGTGCTTTATATGTTAAGGTTGATAATGAGGAAGGTATAAACGATAGCCACTCTCAAGCTTATTTTAATGGTTTATGTGAAGGTTTAGATATGCTTATTGATGAATTAGAAAGGAGGTATGGTGATGTCTAAAATAATAGACATAAAATCAAAGAAGCCGTTTAAACAAACTAAACTTTGTGATGACCACCAGATTGAGTGGGTAGTTAAAGAGGTAGTAAAGGTGATAAAGAAAGCTGATGCTAAAGGGTTTGATGCTTTCAATACGAGCAGAGGACTAGCACAACTATGTGTAAGTTATATACACAATACTGCACCTGATACACTATCAGCACAACATTTATTATTAACAACAATAGGCATAGAACTATCTGAAAAGGTAGAACAAATGCTTAAAATAAAAGGAGAAGAGTGATGACTTATGAAGAACTTATTAAATGGCTAGACAATGCACCCATTGACTATGAAGAGGTACAACACTTTAGTGATGAAGCAGGTGCATCAATATGGATTAGATTTGATTTAGATATGGAGGACGATGATGACTAAAGACAGTAATGAATTAGTTAAAAGTTTATCCTCAGTTTGGGAGGTCTTACATATGGCAAGAGAAGACTGTATATCTGAGGGTATTGAGAGTAATGACGAGCAATGGGACGAGGTAACTT